ATGTTCTCGTAAGTCATATAAATATTCTCTCCTTATTTTACAGTAGATTGGAGGTATATTTGCATTTAAATATGCCATAATCAACCATTTATATCTCCCCAAGTTTCACCGGATTCATAATCTACTTTGTTTGGGATTGCCAAAGTAACGGCGTTCTCCATTATATCAACAATCTTTTTTGCTTGATTATCATCTATAACAGAAATATCTAATTCATCATGTATTTGAATATGAGGAATAATTCCTTCATTATATAAATCTATCATTGCTTTCTTTGTCATATCAGCTGCAGATCCTTGTATTAATTTATTTAAAGCTTTGTATGTCATTGCTCTTCTAATTCTTCCTCGACCATAAGTTCTTTCAGCTTCTTCAAATGTCATCGGTGTATGCATACCAAATGTAGCAGGTTCCCATTTATTAAATCTACAACGACGACCTAATAAAGTTCCAATTGATCCAGATGTCTGTGCAAATTGAGATGTTTTATTCATTAATTCTTTTACAAATGGAACATTATCGTGATATTGATTAAATAATTTTTCAGCCTCAGCTTTTGTATTTAAACCAAGTTCAGCTTGAAGTTTTGCTTTTCCCATTCCATAAAATAATCCAAGATTAATTGTTTTAGCTTGTGTTCTAGATATACCTGCCATATCAGCAACTGTTTTATGGAAATCTACTGAATTGTTTTTAAATTCATCAACTATTTTTGTAACTGATTCATCAAAACAAATAGGTTCAGTTGTGGCTGCATAATGTACAACCAATCTTGGTTCTTGTTGGGAATAGTCAAAGCATCCCCATTTATGTCCTTCTTCTGGTAAAAATAATGATCTAATCATAGGTCCTAAATCTTTGTTTCTTGCTGGAATTTGCTGAAGATTAGGATTTGCATATGAAAATCTACCTGTAACAGTTCCACCTTGATCCGATCTAATTGGATTAATATCAGCATGGATTCTTCCTTTATGAGTAAATCTTAATATTGAATCTATGAATGTTGAATGAGCTTTATTTATTTCTCTAGCCTTTGCAATCTTTTGAACTAATGGATGTTTATGTTCTTGTAAAAAATTCTTTGTAAAAGATGGTTCGTTTGCTTTTTCTGTTCTATCATAATGCAATCCTAACTTATCAAACATTTTAGCAATACTTCTTGCTGCCATGATTTGAATATCTAATCCTGTTTCTTTTTTAATATCTAATAATAAATTTTGTTCTTTTAATACTAATTCTTTTTTTAATTGATCTGCTCTTTCTATATCTATCCTTACGCCTTTAAACTTCATATCAATCAAACATGGAAATAATTGTGTTTCTATGTCAAATATATTTTGTAAATTTTGTTTTTGTACTTCTCTTGATAAAACTTTAAATAATTCTAATGTTAATTGTGAATCTTTTTCTGCATAGGATCCAACATACATTGCTGGAAGTTTATACATTTCAGATTTAGGATCTATTCCCCAAGATTGTGCAGCTTCATTTAAGGCTTTCTCATCTTTAACTTCACCAAGATATTCATATGAAATACTATTTAATGTATATGCTAATCTATTTTCATCTATTAAAGATGCCATCACCATTGTATCTACAATATGTCCATTAATTTGAATTCCCGCTGCTCGTATCCAGCATACGTCATACATTGCATTATGAAATATTTTTACATTTGGTAATGCACAAACTTGCTTAAACCAATCTAAAACTTTTAACTTTTCTAAATTACCACCACCTTCATGTGCGATTGGATAATATCCAGACCATCCGTCAACAGCTACAGAAATACCAACTATTTCTCCATTGCCAATAACTGCACCTGATCCTCTTGATTTAAGATCTGGATCTTTAGTTTCTAAATCAATTGCAATATATTTATATCCTTTTAAATCAGGATAATTTTCTGGACAAATCCATTCTTTCTGAGCTTCAAACATTTATGCTAATACCATAATTAAAAAACAATATACACACAATACTGTAAATAATCCTAAATCAAATACTGCCATTTTCTTTCCTCTCATTTGTTATAATCTCTTTCTACAATCATCTGTATGTAATGAATTGCTTTTTCTAGATCTTGCTTGCCACCTTTGTCTTGATGCCTGCAAATATATTTAATTGCATTACCTTCTGCAAACAGTATCTTATTTTCGTTTATAAATCTAGAAGGTTGTATTTTATATTTTTTGTAATGTGATCCACCTATTTGTTTAAAAAAAGCTGTGTTGCTCATAATATTGGATCTCCAATGTTGTAACTATATTCTTCTGTTGGCTGCATAATGTATAAGTTCTCCTTTGTTCTGGTTACACCCACAAAAAATAATCTATGTTCAGGATCCGGATTTTTTAATGCCGAATCGTATATTATTTTCTCAAGATCGGTAAACAATACAACATTGTCGCATTCTTCACCTTTCACTCCATGTATTGTGGATACTTTAATTCTTGCTTTATTTAATAAATCATCTCCATTATTTAATAATGATTTTATGTAAGACTTACTGCTATCATCAATTTTTAATTGTTCCCAGCTTCCCGTTACTAATAACCCGTGATCCATCATTAAATCATCTATATCTACATAATCTACAGCATCTAAAGATTTACCAGTTGAATAACCATGTTTAACTAAATCATCTTTAACAGTTAAATATTTATAAATTAATTTAGCTTCTTCCGATCCAACCGTTGCACCTTGATTCAATCTTACCCAAACTCTATATGCTTCTAATAATGAAATTGGCAATAAGTCATTGATTTTACTATCAAATCTTAGATTTAAAGAAGTTAGATAATCTCTTATTGAATATAGCATTTTGTTAGTTCTAGCTATGATCATCCAGTTACCAGAATTAAAATTTAAATTATCAATAGACTGGTCCCAATAAACTTTTCCTTCAGCATCTCTTGGAAGCCAAGCTTTAATCATTCTATTATCTATGTTGTCTAAAATACTTAATGCTACTTTATGAACTTCTCTTGGAACCCTTCTTGATTCAACTCTTGCATCTACATCACCTTTTAAATTTATAAATATATCTTCTGAAGCACCTTGAAACGTATATATAGTTTGATCATCGTCCCCTGCAATGTAAGATCTTTCACACTTTGATTCAATGTAAAAGAACATATCCCATTGCAGAGGATTCAGATCTTGTGCTTCATCAAGAAAGACAGCGCTGAGTGGAGGGCACTTATCTTTCTCAATAAACTGTTTAATCATATCAGAGAATTCAACCATCCCTGTTTGTTCTTTATATGTTTTTAAATCTTCATCAATTTGTTCTGTTAACCATATATCAACTGTATGATGTTTATCTAATTCTATTGCAGCATCTGTTATAGATATTTTTTTAGCTCTTGAATATTCAATGATCTTCATATGATCATTTTTGTATTGAGACATACCAGATTCATTCGTGTAAGATTCAAAAGACATATCTCTACATATTTGTGAAAAATTTTTAAATGCATTCCATTTTTCATCTTTTAATAATTGTATATTTGTGTCTATATTCAATTGTCTTGTTCCTAATGTATGCATCGTAGATACATATGAAAAATCTTTTTTAATATCAAATTTAGGAAATAAATTACCTATTCTTTTTCTAGCTTCATCTGCTGCAGCATTACTAAATGTAATGTATGCAATTTTTTTAGGTGAAGTTTTATATTCCTCAAGTTCTTTTCTTAAGTAATGATTTGTTAAATGATATGTTTTACCAGTTCCTGGAGGTCCTGGAATTATTATTCTTTTCATTTGAATGCAGGATCCTTCATTTTAGTTTTCCTTAAATTTGGTCTATCTACTTTAATAGTTTCCATTCTCATTGCTCTAAGTGATTTTTTATCTACTTTGATTGTATGTTCTTTTGCATCAAACAAATCATCTAATAATTTTAATGTTCTTTGTTTTTGTAATGTCCATGATTTAGATCTTTGTAAATATTTCCAAAAGTCTTGAAATCTAAAATGAGTAATTGAATCTTCTGTAAATGGTAATCCTCTTCTCAAATCATCTAATTTTTTACCAGGTGCTTTATTAATAAAATCACCTAATAAATCTTTTATTTGAACATCAACTTTAGAAGATTCCGGAGCATCCAATGTTTGTAATTTTTCAAATAATTTAACTAATTGTTTTCTCCATATAATTTTTCCAAGTGGAAGCATTGGTTTAGATATTTGATTCATACATGCTACAGAAAATTTTTCTGGATCATGTAATGTAATGTCATCTACTTCAACACTATCGCCATCTATATTAACAAAATATAAGGGAGGATCTGATGGATATTTACTTATACCTGTTATTTCTGGAGGTGGAACATTGTCACCAACTCCAAATTCTCTTTTAGAACATACTTTAGAATTACAAAAGCTAACAATAGGATCCTGTTTACATTTATATAGATAGTCTTTTTTACCAACAGATTCTATTGATTTAGTCATTTCTGTATGTTGAAGAGGTGGTTTCATATATTTTTCATTATAAATATACATCTTTGCTTCCCATTCATTTGGAAATCTTTTCTTTAGATATACACCAATGTTATACATCATGTCATTTCTTCCGCCTTCTGGCATACCATCTTTTAAAATTGTTTGTAAACAAGGAGGAGCTCCTTTTAAAAAATCATCTGTATTATCTGTTTCAGATATTTTTAAATTAAATAAATCTTTTTCAGTTAAAGAATATCTGTCGTACACTTTAAAAAAATCT